TTTGTATAGAGAAGATTCTCGTTTTCAATGTAACGGTAGTTTTTGTTGGATTTGCTTTAGTTATGAACCAGGACTCTGGATGCATAAATTACAAGGCAAAATCAAAGAATTCTACCTTACGTGTGAAAAACATGATATTATAGATCAAGCTTATGACGTGTATGATTCAATTATGGATGAACGTTATGAGGAAATTGCAAATAAGAACAATGATGAATTTAAAGCACAAGCTGTTATAGATGTGAATGCTCGAGAGATTTCTGTTGGACCTGTGGCCGGCAACCTTTATAGGTTGGCGACATGGACTCCTACTGGATGGAAAGATCGTGTCAACGTTCTCTTTGTGAGTGGATCAGTTATTTTAACTGTAAAACACACAAGAGATTGGTTGAGTGAAGAGTGTAAGATCTATAATCAGTTTGTGCCAGATGGTATAATTTTTAAACGTAGTGAATGTCAATTTATTGATTTAGTGAATGGTGATGGAGAGCGTGTTGATGCAATGCTTATTGCGTTGCCCACCACGGTTCCTAGCCATAGAGATTTAGTTAATAAATTTGTTAATAGAAATGATATAAATAGTTTTAATGTTAGTGCTGGAAATCTTTTGCATTTAAGGAACTTGCATGCGCGTAAGAGTGACATTTTGTCATTCTCTATGTTTGCATTGAGAGACATAAAAGCTTTAGATTTCCAAGAATATACTTGCACTGAGGATGATGGACGAATCACCCAATATTATGTTAGGAATGGATATGAGTATCCAGCCGAAACTGAACCTGGTGATTGCGGTTCTCCCTTAGTTGCAAGTAATAATATGTTGATAGGAAAAATTTTAGGAATACATATAGCAGGCATAGCTGATTCTCGTTCTTGTAGTGCTCTAGCTGTTTCTATAACTAGAAATATGTTAGAGACTGGTTTAAAACAAGTTAAAAGCTATGTCGCTCAGATTAGAGTAGATTTACCTCAAGAAGGTGATTGCACTTTACCGCCTGGGAATTTTATTCCCATTGGTAAAAGCAAGAACCTTCTTCCTGCCCCGACTAAAACCAAACACAGTGAGTCGCCTCTATTTTTCCCAATGCTAGACTTTAGAGAATCGACCAAAAGACCAGCACTCCTTTACAAAAAGGAAATTGATGGTCAATTGGTTGATCCTTTAATGAAAGGATTGGCGAAATGTGGAGGCGTTTGTCCTCTTATAGATACTGAATTGTTGGAACGATGCGTTGTTTCTGTCACGAATTTTTTAAAACAAAATAGAGACAAAACACGCAAAGGACCTCTAACGCTTGAAGAATCTATACGAGGAATCACTGGAGATCCCTATATTAGATCTATTAATAGGCAAAGTTCACCTGGTATCCCTTGGGTTTTCCAAAAGAAAACCACTCTTCCTGGTAAACAGGAATGGTTGGGTACCGATGATGAGCTTAGAATAGATCATCCGGATTTGATTAAACGACTTGAAAAACGACAACGACTGGCTGAAGAAGGCATTCGCCTTGAAACGATTTGGGCTGACACATTGAAAGATGAGTTGCGCCCTAATGACAAGGTGGATGCTGGGAAAACGCGAGTTTTCTCTGCAGGCCCTATGGACTATGTAATTTTCATGCGTAAATACTATCTGCCATTTTTCGCACACATGATGATGAACCGTATTGACAATTTTAGTGCTGTTGGTATCAATGCATTTGATATGGATTGGCACCGATTAGCACTTAAATTAATGTCAAAAGGTAAACACGTTATTGATGGAGATTTCGCCAATTTTGACGGAACTCTTTCTGCACAGATTTTATGGTCTGTGTGTGATGTGATTAATGGTGTAGAACGTGATGGATGCGATAATATCCGCAAAGTTATCTTCGCTGATATTGTCAATTCCTTTCACCTCCACACTGATAGTATTTATGGATGGACACACTCTTTAACTTCTGGTAACCCCGGTACTGCTATTATAAACACTGTTTACAACATCCTTTCGATGGTGTATGTGTTTAGTAAGAGTACTGGTCTTACCTGTAACGAATTTTTCAACCATGTTTACATGGTTGCTTACGGTGACGACAATGCTCTATGTATTAGTGATCGAGTATTAGATCGTTTTAATATGCAAACTATTGCTGAGCAATATAAGTATATTGG